ACCTCATAATATTAAACGACGGGTTATACCAATTAATCCCAGTGTCAAAGCAGATGATGGAACATATCGCGTTATTCGCAAACCTAGATTGCTTCGACCTATGCGATATCCTAAGATTAAAGTTAACAACGTATCATAGTGATTGGAACGTACATACGATGAATGATGGTAGTGGTGATTTTATGGGTTGTATCTGTAATTAAATAATTTTATCTTCAATACAATCAAACTTAGTAAACATTTCAAACTCATTGATTGTTAGTGGGTCTAAACTTTTTAATAATTCACTGGAGTAGTCATAGCCATATATAATACACTCATGATATTCATCGTACTGCACATTAGGAACGGGTATAGGTCTGCAATCATTACCAGGTATACCGCTACAAATAACCATTAATAAAAAATATTTAATCATTGACTTTTAATATTATAATCCTATATTATCATCATTAATAAACGAAAGGAACAACATGACTGATATATCTAAATATCGTAATGTTTCACTAACACACGAAACATACAAGACTTTAATTGCGTTGTCGAAGGTATTATTGCCCGATGCACAATTGTCAATTAGTAAAACTATAGAGTCGATTGCAAATGAAAAAGCAAAAAAACTTAATGGAAAGATGAGGCAAAAATAATGTTACAGATGACAAAAGAACAAAGAGAACAACTTTTAAAATATCTTATGGCAAGACCCTACGCAGAAGTAGCACAAATTATTGCGATGATTGCATCACTAAAACCGGTTGAAGAAGATGGATCAAAAAAAGATTTGTCCTAATTGTCAAGGCAATGGCTTTGTTAAAGTTTACAGAGCCGCTAACCCTGCAAACGACACAGTGATGCAATGTGTTACTTGCAATTCGAAAGGAGAAGTACATGATAAGGAATTTGATGAGTATTTTGATTCTCACCCTTTGCTTAAGTCACTGCAGCCTAAACTCAACTGATCTAATTAACATAGGTGCAGGTATATATACAGGAGTAACTGATGGTCAGTGAAACTGATATAGCTTATATTGCAGGATTGTTTGATGGCGAAGGTCACATACAATACAAACAATACATGAGAAAGAGACCCCATAACAAGAAAGCGTATCCTACCTGGAGTATTAGAATGGAGATGGCAATGACGGATGAATCTGTTTTACGTTATGTTCATGAAGTCTTGGGTGTTGGTACAGTTGGAGAGAAAAGATACAAGACTGAATATACTAAAGGTTATAAAAAACAATGGCGTTGGAGATGTCAGTTTAGAGACGCGTATCTTGTTGCACGATTGTTTTGGCCATACATACATGTAAAGATGGAAGGTATTCAAAAGATTATTGATCACTATGGTGATAGTTTACCTGGAAAAATGATGAATGGTAAGGTAATATCGTTAGAAGAATATAAACTAGCGATGAGTTTAGAGTGACAACAATTAAATGGAATAAACTATACGAGTATCCTGCATCGATGCGGACCTCTGTTGAGGGTAAACGTCACTACGAGATAACTGGTGAAAAGTTACCATCGGTGACTACTATTTTATCTGCTACACAATCAAAAGAGAAACAAGAATCTATCGCTAAGTGGACTGCTAAAGTTGGCGAGGAGCAGGCTATAAGAGTCAGGGATCAGGCGGCAAGCCGCGGTACAAACATGCACTTACATCTTGAGAGATATATCTTAGGACAAGGTCACAAGGACCTAACTGACGAGGGTCAGGTGGCAGGCGACATGGCTCAGGTGATCATTGACAAGGGTTTATGTGATATGTCTGAGATATGGGGGTCAGAGGTCACATTATACTATCCAGGGCTATATGCGGGCGCTACAGACCTTGTAGGGGTATATGATTATGAGAACTCTATAGTTGACTTCAAACAATCAAATAGGCCCAAGCGTAAGGAGTGGATCGACGACTATTTCATGCAACTAGGAGCGTATGCGATGGCCCACAACTGCGTTTATGATACAGATATAACCCAAGGGGTCATATTGATGTGTACTCCAGATAATTATTTCCAAAAATTTCAAATAAAAGGCAGAGAGTTTATTAAATACCAACACAAATTCCTAGAAAGACTCGATAAGTATTATAGTGACAGAAATAAGGCAGATACATAAAATAGCCACAATTAAAAAGTGAGGTTTTATGCGGTTGATCACCTGCCTATAGGTTTTTGGATATTGTTAAATTTGCAAAATGGGTTCTCAAAAAGAGAGGTGATCTGGCACTTTGGTGATCAGCAAGGAATACCAATGGTTTTAGAGCATAGGATTATCAAGTAGAAATGAGTGTAGTTTAGAATAATTCTAAGATAGGGGCCGCGCGAACATCTGAGATTTGAATTTTGCATTTAATATTCTGGAAAACCTATAGGGGTGATGGTAATAAGTTAACATGCCTAAGAAGAAAAAAAGAAAACCTAAAAGCAAAAAGACAATACCATTGAATGTGAAAGCATTGGGTAATGATATATCTGCTTATCCATTCGTAGAAATAGAATGGCTTGATATCGAAGGGGACGCCGGCTGGTCAGATACTAAATCATTAAACAAAGAAAAATTACCTATATGTGTATCGAAAGGTTATCTTGTTAGTCAAAAGAATGGTGTCACTAGAATATTTACCGACTACATAAAATCAAAAGACAAATCTACATTTGATAGTATTGGTAACACAACTATAATTCCAACTGCTGTAATTGAATCTATTAAAAAAATTAATTAAGTTTCTTAAGTCTTGGTAATCTTTTTTCTTTTACTTTTTCTTTGACATCTTCTGTTGTAACATCTTGTAATAATGGTGAGTATTCATCTAAGTATACTTTTAAGTTCTTTTTCCATTTCTTCTTTTGACATGTCATCTAACTTACCAGTTCTAATAATCTTTTGTTCAACATATAATCCTGCTGCCTTACCACGTGCTACNTCTGCATTGTTAGCTGCAGAGAATGCNCCTTTCTTTAGTGCAGCTTCTCGTATCTTACCTAGTTCTGATATGTGCCTCTCGTAGGTCACTTCATATTTCTTTTGATATTCTTCTCTNATCTCACCAATGTATTTTACAACCAATGGATATTTTTGTGGATTACGTAATTCAGATGCTCGAACGTAAGCACTATCCTTATCATAGCCAGCTTCGATAGCACACTCTGTAGGTGTCTTTCTACCTTCGTTACTTACTAACAACTGTGCAAACCTTTGTTGCATTTCTGTTAATCTCTTTGGAACTCCCATACTTGACTTTTAACGTAACTTAGAGTAAAAGTCAATTAATGATAAGTGCGAAAGAATTAGCAAGACAGTTAGATAGATTTCTTAAATCACCTACATGTCAAGATGCTAGAGTAGTTGTTAAGTTACCACAAGGTGAGTTTCATTCTCCTGATGGTCAGTTCGATATTTTATCTATAAGTTTATTTGAGAATAATATAATTGGTGCAAGAGAAAGTCACCGATTGGTAATAGAATTATCGACTCAACAGTCATGGAAAATGGGAAGTGCTAAGAAAAAACTGTAGGTTAGAATTACTCTAAAAAGCAGATGGGACCAGAGGCTAAATTCTACAGATATTTTAAGAAAAACACGCCTAATATTTCTTACACAAGAATAGAAAATACAAGTGCTTTAGGTACGCCAGATGTATTGGCATACAATAAAAATAATACATTTTTCACAATAGAATTTAAAGTAACTAAAAGTAAAAAAGTTAGATTCTCACCACACCAAATAGCGTTTCACGTGAAACATCCACACAATACTTTCATCTGCATCCAGACCCCTGATGCTTGCGGCTTGAAACTTTATGAAGGCTTGAGGATTAGGGAGCTTGTCGCTTGCGGCTTGGAGCTTGAAGCTTGCTGCTTGGGGCTTGACGCTTGCCGCTTGAAGCTTGAGAGCTTGTAGCTTGCGGCTTGGGACTTGGCGCACGCCCGTCAGGATCCGTCGATCCGTCCGGGCTAATGGCCTCCTTCTTCAAAGAAGCTCGTAATTTTTTATAATAGTTTGGGTGCCTGAACATTTTAGTGTTTACCGTATGAAACTACTTTTACAGTAGAATCCCAGCATTGTCTAC